TCTTTTTGTACAAGTCTTGAAGGTCTTCATATTCGGAGTAATCAACCTTGCCCTTTTCTATTTCAAGTTTACTGATGAAACCCAACTTGTAATTTTCTGGTTTCTTGTCTGTATACCACTTGTATACATGGAAGTAATCAAGGATATGAACACCCGCAATGTCGATGTTCATATCACCTGTCTTTTTTGATGTCCATGTTCGGACAGACTTTATCGGTGACATAAGAGCGTACATTTTTTTGTTTGCACCAAATATTCTGTCTGATCTGTTGATTAGATATGGTAGGTCGAAATTCATGATTCCCCATCCGGTGAACACGTCACATGGATGGGTATACAGGAATGTAAAGAACTTTCTAAGAAGAACTTCTTCTGTTTCACAGTGAACATACAGAATGTCCATATCTCCTGTATATGGTTTCTCTCCAAATGTTATGATTCTCTTCTTGTTTGCATCACAAACGGATATTACTGAAATGGGCCACTCTGCCGTATGTGCGTGTGGGAAACCCTCATCACAGTTTACTTCTATATCCACACTGTAGGTTACAAGCTTTGGTACTTCTAACTGATCATCGGGTATGTCATAATATCTTTCAGCAAGGAATTGGATTTCTGGTTTGGCTCTGTTTTCGTATACTCCAACAGATTCGTTATTGCAGTAGTCAAGATAATCATAGAATGATTGGAAGGTACGTTTTGATACAGAAACACCATCGATGGTTTTTATATCACCGTCTCTATCTTTTTCATATACATAGGGAGTCCACGGTATCTCTGTATAAAGACGTTCACCGCTGATCGTCTCCCATAGATGCATCATTCCCTTTCTCACATCATAATAACAATTTCTAAATGTCATCTAACAACCTGTCAACCCTGTAGAAATAGTTTCTATTTCTCTTTCAAGCTCTTGTATCATTTGGTCTTTTTCTTTTATAATATTATCTGCTGCTGCTAACTGTTCTACCAACTCATCTATCAATTCCTGTTTGGCCTTTATGTTTTCTTCCATTGCTTTTCTAATTTCTTCACTGGTAGGTTTTCTTATTGCTCTTTTTTCCCATAAGTCTTTGAACATATTTTACCTCTACTAATGATTATATCTCTTGCTTCTCGTTTAGTTGGTATATTCTATCTTCCACTTGTACGATCATAACACAAAGCTCTTCCTGCATCATTGTTATTTCAACCCTGCCATATAAAAAGCCGGGATGGATGTGTCTGATCTCATACTCTTGTCCTATTTCTAAACCATACACAACAATCTCTTTTGCGTATACTTTTTGATCACATAGATTGTGAAATCCATCTTTTGCAAAAACAGCAATTCTAGTATCTGGAAGTAAACCAAATATACGTAGTGTGCCGGTTTTCGGTTTCTTGCCGCTTGTTTTTCTCGCACGTGCGGCATCGTTTATGATCTCTTCAATTTCAATGAATATATCTTCAAAGTTTTTCATCTATGTTCTCTAAAGAAGCGAATTGCATCCCTCAATTGTCTTCTTCCATTTTCTCCATCGTATATTGTAACTGCCGGGTGAACGCTATATATCAACGGTAGCTTCAGCAAACTATAATAACCACTGCTTGCGTTCATTCTCTTTATTCCCATTTTGCTTCCCGTAAAAATATATTTAGCATAGTTCCCCATGACAAGTGCTTTGTCTGGTGAAATTATCTTTATAAATTTTCTCACCCATTGAAAACATTCTTGTTGTTCTTCCTCTGTTGGCTTTCCGTTTTTGTTTCCGTCTACAGGTCTGCAATTTACAGAATTGATTATACCAAATTGCTCTTTACGAAAACCAAGCTCTTCCATTGCTTCCCAAAGCTGTTTACCTGCTTTGCCCACAAACGGCTCATTATTTACTTCATCTTTCCCCGGTGCTTCACCTATTATTACATATTCGGAAATGGGTGTCCAGTGTGGGAGACATCTACCACCTTCATACAAAGGACAGTTGGTACACGTCTTCATCTTCATTTCTAAAAGTTCCAGTAGTCTTGTTTGTCTGTTATTCAACACCTGTGTGACCAAAGCCCCCTTTCCCTCTTTCTGTTTCTGATAGTGATTCTACTTCTTTTATTCTCATTCTGGAAACCGGCTGTAGAATTCCTTGTACAATCCTGTCTCCCCGGTATATCTTCATCATATCAAAATCATTGTTATTGACAATGGGAACCATAATCTCTCCACGGTAATCCCAATCAATTGTTCCAACACCAATAGCAAGGTAGTTTGGAAAGGTCTTTGATATTCCGCTTCTCTGCCGAATCGAAAGAACATACCCTTTCGGGAACTCAACCGCTATGCCTGTGTGCAACATTGTATTCCCACCCGATATTAGAAACGCATCTTCATCTGAACATATGTCAAAACCTGCGGCACCATCTGTCATGTACTTTGGTAATACCGCTGTTGGAGTAAGCCTTATAACCTTCAGTATTCTACTCACGTCTTCTTCTCCTTCCTTCTGCTTGCTCTTCCGGTGGTGGAGCGACCTGTCTTTCATCTCCCGAAGTTCTTGCATCCTCTACCCATGTATCCATTTCTGTAGAGTCATACATCTTCAGGGTTTTCTTGTCATAGTAGAATTTGTCCATCTCGCCTACTCTACCTGCCAATCTATTTTTTACAATCTTATAGTGTAGTTCGTTCTCATATATCAACTGATCCTGATCTGTACCCAGAATTGTCATGAAGTCTGCTGTTGCAGGAAGACCCATAGATTCTGCAATATAGTTGAAATCTATTTCACTGAACCCAACAAATGATCCTTCTCTGTTCAACTGGCTAACCGACACAACCGGTAGTTCAAATTCAAACGACATTGCCCGAAGTTCTTCTGCCACTGATTTTACAGAACTATAGAGATCGCCATATCTCTTGAATGCTGACTTCATTAGATTGATGTAATCAACATATATAATGTCTAGCACCACATCTCTTATCAACAACTCTCTTAGATATACTTTGAAATCCCTTACGGATGCTGCGCCTGTAGGAAACTGTTTGATAAAAAGCCTTCCACGATCCTGTTCATCCTTCAGTCTTGCCAACCTCTGCATCAAAATTCTTTTGTTGGAATCAAAATACATCCTGTTGATGTCCATCAGAGAATAGATTGAATCATATCTCTGTGCGTTCATGTCTTGTGACATCTCAAGAGACAGAACAGCAATGTTGTGTCCATGCAGGGCTTGGCGTGAAGAGAAGTTTGTCATGAGATTTGATTTGAAGCCGTGAATTTTTGCTACTGCAACAGAAAGCGTGAATGGTGGGAACCCGCCTGATATATATTCATCAAACTGCGGGAAATATGTTGGAACTCTTATGTCTGTTGCATTGAATATTCTTTGCAGACGCTCACCAAGTTGACCGAAGTAATCCAACCCAAGGTCTACTTTCAAATCTTTTATCAGAGCATTCTCGACCTTCTCTCTGATTGTCTCTCTATCATCTCTGTTGTTCACAATCTCAATCGATTCAATGATTGCACGTTTTACCGCTTGTTCCTTCAGATATTCGTTTGTCTGTTCAAGCAGATAATCATACTGATGCTCGACTGAAAAATCCACACTGTCAATTTCTCTGAAGAAATTTATAACATCCTGTCGAAGTGCTTCTTCTATGGTGTTTACTACTATGTTTCTGTCTGGTAGGCTGTTATATAAATCAAGATGGTCTTTCGTGTATTCAAAAATTGACCCTGCTGCTTGATCCTCAAAGTATGTCTTTTCAAAAACTCTTGATATGATGATTGCATATTGCTTATGGATCATCATTGATTTGATTATTATTTTCTCTAAAAAATCGTTACTTAGTCTATCCATTCCTTCCCGAAGACTCTTCTCTTACTACTGCCTTCATTCTCCTATACATAAATTCTGAAACCAAAAGCTTGAATGCAATCCTTACCGTTATCAATATGAATGCAGCGACAAACGCTTCTTTACCCAAAAAGAAACCGGAGAAGAACAAAACTACTTCTCCTATCGATCCTATTATCTGCACAGCGGTTTGATAATATCTGCTGTCTTTACCCATTGATATCGCTTTCTTCTTTTTCGATCCATACTCTACAATGCCGGTCTAATCCAAGATCGTAGAATATTCTTTCACTAATAGCAACGGCATTCTTTATATCTACCTTTTCCAAAAGAAAATCATCCAGAGTTACAAAGTTCTCTGGATTCTGTAAGTCACCTGATTTTATTTTTTTGTATGGTGTGAAGTCATATACCAGACCCACAAATTCATTTGTGAAGTCTTCTATCACACCACAGACAAACCTATCCTCTGGCTTGTCAACCACTGCGTATAATTTCATAATCATAATCCTTTCGCAATTTGTTTCAAGTACTATAACATATTTCGAAACAAATGTAAACGTGTACAAAATTACATAAATATGTTATAGTAAATTATGACAAATGACCGGGAAAAGCTCACCGAAGAGCAGGAAAAACAGATAATAATAGACAAACTTGTAGCGGAACATGATATCGAAAAACTGATACAGTTTACAGATATAAACATTCAAGAGAAGATAAGAGAAAACGCTCTAATGATAGTAAAGTATCGTGATCTCTATCATGCGGAATTAGGGCAACTTGAAGTTCTGGAAGATAAGTTGGAAGCATTGAAGGGCAAACGCTACCATCATTATCGCTTTGAGTATGAAAAGGAGCTTACAAAAGTGGAGATAGAAAGATATTATCTCCCTCAAGACCCATTCATACTGAAAATGAACAAGCTTATTAGGAGACAAAAGGTGAAGGTAAGATTTTTCGAAATGTGCTACAAGGCATTCGAAAAACAGCAATGGAACCTAAAACTATTTTGGGAAACAATCAAGTTCTAAAGATCGTACAAAAAGACCCCCTAACTCTACAAATTCTCACCAAAGACAGAGACCACCTTGAAGAAGTAAGAGAGAAATTTACTTGTTATGTAGAAGGTTTCCAATTCATGCCTGCATGGAAAGCAGGCAATTGGGATGGGAAGACTCGCCT